GTTAGGACAGCGGGAAAATCTCGCTGGCATCGGACCGTACACAGGGTGCATGGTCTACACTGTCGCATATGAAATGTACGACAGACAACGGAAGTCGGGAACCCCGATTCCGATTCGCCAGACTTCGGTATCCGAGCCTGGTGGCAAAGTCCGGATAGTAACTACCGGACCGTGGTGGCTGACTGTGATACAGCAGCCGATCGCCCATATGCTGAATCAGCATTTGGCGTTTCACCCCTCAGCGTACAGTGTATTGCTGAGGGCAGATCAGGCCTGGCAGGCCCTGAAAATCTTCGAGAGGCTCGGCATCTCGGAGATCACGGACGGTGATGATATCGCCGTCTTAAGCAGTGACTTAGAATCGGCCACTGATGCGATTCCGCACATTGTGGGGAAAACGTTACTACGGTACTATATTAGAGCCGTAGGCGGTGAGGCCCTTAAATGGGAATGGGTCGTCGACCTAATCTCAACTCGAACAGTGTTCGGGGAGGACCTCACTGTATTCACCCTTCGACGAGGGGTGATGATGGGCGAGCCTTTATCAAAGACTTGCTTGATACTCCTAAGCTTAGCTGTGGAGGAAATCGCATACCGGGAATTTCTCGGTGTGAGTCTACGCGCGATACGCCGGCCAAGCGTTGCCTGGCACGCCTATCACGTGGGTGGGGACGACCACATTGCGGTCGGCCCTTTCGGTTATCTTAGAAAGATAACTGCGAATCATCGGACCTACGGTTCGATAATTTCCCGGGAGAAGCATCGCATCTCCAAGGTGCTCGTGGTGTACACAGAGAAAGTACTCCACTTCCACGGCCGCGTGTTAAACATGCGGACGGACAAGATTGACGATAATATCGATCAATCGATCTTCGTAGATTCAATGAAAATACGGTTACTCTCGCCATTTACAAAGGCCCTTGACAATGTCAACGACCGTAACGTGGCGATTGGAAAGGTCAAGAGCATTGCTCGAAGCCTTCAATACCTGAAGAATTCAGGTATGAGGCGCCTGATCATCGACCGGGCGCTGTATAAGTTCAAGGATTTCATCCTTGGACCGCACCACCGCACGATTCGTGCGGTCGAAAGCCTACCAGTATCACTGGGCGGGCTCGGGATTGCTCTAGATACAAGGTACTTGAGCAACATACCCCCTATTTTCAATAGGGCGTTACGATCGATCTGCGTTGCAGACCCGATCGGCTACCGAGTGAGAATCTTGCTCGGCACGATCTTCTCGAATGATACATCTCGAGGAGTTTCCACTCACGATTTCATCGCGAAGTGGATCGACAACATTATTGACAATATGTTGTTTACTAGACCTGTCATCGGCAGTGTCATTGACTGGTTCGCTCTAGTAGATCCGAACCGTGAACTCACCTTCCGGGCAAGGCTCGGAAGGCTAAAACAGCGGGATATCATCCCGCTGACAGACTTGCCCCAGCTCATTGAGCGAAGCTATGTATTCCGCCGTCTCTTAGAGCAGCGGGACATTCGGCCCGGATACCGGACCGAACGGATCACCTCTCGCATTGCGAAGGTGTGGACTCGTCTCGAGGATCTCGAGAAGAAGTTACACCCTAATGATTCCCCTCTCACAGAGAAGGAACTTAGGGCGGCAGAAAGACTTGCAAAGCAAGTCCTTTTCATCAACCTCAACGAGGGGATGTGCGTTCCCATAAAATATGGGCCCGATGAAGACGGAG